ATAACGAAAAGTATGCAAGTAACGGACGAACCTCCATAAAGGAGGGAAATCGCTTAAATATCAATGGTAGCTTACAAGAAACGGAATTCAATTCCCTGTAAACCACAGATTGGTGTTTATCCTAAACCTAAATTTTATCTTTTCGAACGCAATATAATTTTATTGTTCAAATTGACTCATAGAGAGGTCAGATTACTGAAGGCTTTTCTACAACATACTGAGACCCTGATTAAAAACCATGGAATCAGACATGCCATAGGGATACTAAAGGAAGAGTTTAGAATAGTTATTAAACTCTTTCTCGGTCAAACCAATAAAACACAGGTAGGACCAAGTTGGATTTCAGTTAATAAGACTGGAATCCCCTCGTATCTCAACTTTACTCGGGCCGAAAGCAGGTTACTGCTTGCGGATCTTCGGTTACAGAAAATCACCCTTACAATATTAAATGGGTATAAATTATTATTTCTGGAACCAGACTATGATATTTCTACCATAGTTGAACCTTGTAAAGTCACTCCAAAACACTTGATAAGCTACATTGAAAAGGTCGCCTCTGAACAATTTCTTGCGAAACTGTTTAGTGGATATAGGATTGAACCTATGGAACCATTCAATGGTAATCCAATATACGTAACAACCAAAGCTGGGGCCTCAGGCCCAAAGACAATGGGGATTACTTCGCTTATTGACTATCATAACATACAGAAAGACGGAACATTAGACTTGATAAAGGAATTAATGCCTCTCGTTTTCACAAGAGAACCATTAAAACTAATTGAAAATCTTTTGAACCAGACTTCCTCGACCCCGATACCAAATTGTGAGCAAAAACACAAAGTTGCAACTTCCAGACTTCATTTTTTAAGTGAAGGTGGTGGTAAGACGCGTGTTATATGTATTGCTGACATATGGACCCAGATCACACTTAGACCCATCCACAAGTATTTAATGGATTGTTTAAAGAAGTTTAAGAATGATGGGACTGCTTCACACAATAGAGTGGCTCAAATTTGCCGAAAAATTACAGAGACTTCAGGTATGTATTGTTTTGACCTAAAGGCTGCAACAGATCGGATGCCACTGTTATTACAAGTAGCGGTGTTAAAACCATTACTTGGAGATACAGTTACGGATTTATGGTCTCGCATCATGAAAAGAAAAGTATTATTTCGTGATGAAAGTTATGTGGAGTACAGTGTTGGGCAGCCAATGGGCTTATTAAGCTCATGGGCCGCTATGGCACTAACACACCATGTCATCGTTAATTACTGTTATGACACGTTGAAGTATAGTAAGTTTCAACGTGACTACGTAGTTATCGGTGATGACATTGCAATAAAGGAATGCGATGTGGCTCAAATGTATAGAAAGCTTCTAGAAGAATTCGGAATGGAAGTGGCTTACGCCAAATCTATTATTCCTTCTTCAGAAAACTTAGTCTGTGAGATAGCCAAGAGATATTTCACTCAAGGCTACGAAATCTCACCTATAACACCCGAGCAAATCTGTTTTGCGACAAATAGTCTTGAAGACTTACTTGCGCTAGACAGAACACTAGAGGATCGTTCGTACTATAGGCTCAATAAAACGGAGCCTACTGCACTTATTCGATATACCGCCCCAGGATTCCTAGGACGAGAAGATTCAATTGCCTCTTTATTACTTCACATAAAGAAGGCCGATAAACTTCAAGCCTACATCTATCTATCTTCCCCATTGGCCCAATTACTTGAACCAATGAGCCCTAATATCTCTTTAGGCGCGAGTGCAAACCCCCTTCTCACGAAGGTCAGGCTGCTGCTTTGGGATCAAAGTATACTCTTTAACTTTATGAGCGACTTTGAACGATTTCTTTTGGAAACCGTGGCAGATAAGATTATCAAATTCGAAAGTAGAATTTCTCCTACACCGAAACCTGATATTGCGGAACATATGAACACGACCTCTGCATTGGAAATCCTTTCGTCAACACCTATTATTGATGAATACTATAAAATATCAATAAAGGAGATGAAGGCGATTTTTCAGATTTACAACCAAACATTCATAGATGAGGAAGGTGACACCGATGAAATACTCGATGCTACCAACCCAACTTATGTTTTGAATGAGTTGTATGCGAGGCCTGACCCACTTGACAAGTCCCCTTTCTTCAAAGGAGGTGATGAAAAAGTAAGGTTTAGGAGCAGTGTGCTTATGAACTTTCTTAAATCGAAGGGTATAAATACCCAAATGATAAAAGATCTTCTATAAACTGTGTCATTTGTCAATTTAATGACGAAAATACTACAACAAAGTCCATAAATTAGGATCAACCGGGGTATTACATTGGTTGATCTGGACAAGTATTGTAAACAATGACAAATTGGCGAACCGGGGAATATTGGTTCGTCCTGCTAAGGCAGAATTGTGTTCGAATAGTAATGACCACCAAGG